TGCACACCATACCAACCCGCAAAGCGCCCCATGCCCTTCGAGCGTAGATCGTTGCTTATCGTCGTCACGCTTGCGGCGAGTGCTATTGAATCGACAACAGTGCCGGTGCGATCCACGCTGAGCCAGTCGGACCCCGCTCCGCTCGCATCGGCAAAGGCCGCCATGCTGAAGCGTTCGCTTGCCGCATAGATGCCCCATCGCCGATTAGCTGCGGCACCATCTGTCTCATCAAACATGATTGCAGGAGAACTGCTTGTGAGATTAATCGTGCAGCCATTGACTCCAAAGCTACTGCCCGACGCAAAAATATGGTTTGCGGTCCACGTCGGCGCGATCCCTTGATCGAGCGCGGGCGCCGCATCGGCGCGCATCGCAAACGCCGAGCTGCCCGGCTTCATCGTGAGCGCGATCGATACGCTCGGATCGGCGAAGGCGGCCGAGCCGGGCACGCCTTGCGGCCCTTGAATACCTTGCGGCCCTTGCGCGCCGGTCGGAATAGACAAGTGCAACACTTGCTCGGGCGGCGTGCCGGTGATGCTCGCCTCGGCCGGCGCGCCGGCGGCGCCGGTCGTGACGGTGCCGATCGCGAGCGAGTTCGGCGGCCCGACCGGCCCGATCGGACCGGGCACCGTGCTTGGCTCGCCTTGCGGGATAGTCAAATGAAGCACTTGATTCGGCGGCGTGCCGGTGATCGAGGCGGCGGCGTCTTCGCCCGGCGCGCCGTTCGTGACGGTGCCGATCGTGAGCGAGTTCGCCGGTCCGGTATTGCCTGCCGGAATGCCGAAATGCATCAACGGCGGATCGACCGTGTTATCGATCGTAACGGTCGCGGCCGAGCCGGCCGGCAGCGTCGTCGTCGTGCCGGCGATATAGTCGTTCGCCGCATCGACCGGCGCGAGCAAGTTCGGCAACTGCGAAAACGGCCGCACGCCGTCGCCGATCTTGAGCGTCGGCGTCGAGCTGCCGACATTGACCGCGCCCATCTGACCGGGCAGCAAGACGACATCGTTCGCCGCCCACTCGCTCGACGTGTGTTGTCGTAATTGGATAAACCCGTGATACACGGCCATGTTCGTTACTCCTCGATCTCGATCAGCATGCCGGCGGCGAGCATGTCGTGCACGCGTTGCTCGATCTCCTCGCGCGACCCTTCACCGCGCGCGATCGCAAGCGCGACCAAGTGCGCGCGCGTCGTCGGTTGATAGGCAAGTAAGACCAGGCGCCCGGCCGCATCACAGCAACCATGCAAGCCGGGCGCCGCTTGAATCCGCGCGGCCATCAATCGATGTCCAACGGCGGGCGCGCCGGCAACGCGAGCGCATCGCCGGCGTACACGCGCTCGGAATAATTGACCCCGCTCAACTGCACGAACGCGCCGCTCGCCTCGACCGAGGTCAAGCGCCACTGACGCACCGTCACGCTCGCATCGTTATAGAACGCGTACAGCGTGCCGAGCGCCTCATCGCGTCCCTTGATCGTGATGCCGATCGGCGCGCGCGCGAGCTGCAGCTTGTTCGGGGAACCTGCGACCGCCGAGCACGGCACCGGATCGACGAGCACCCCGCCGAGATCGCGCAACAAAATCGTGTAGCCGCCGGGCGCCGTAAAGTCGAGATCGTGATCGAGCGTGAGCACGGTGCCCGAGATCGAGATCACCTCGCCGGCGGCGAGCGCGAGGTTCGCGACATCATCGGTTATCAACACGACATCGCCGGGGCGACAGATGCGGCCTTCCTCGGTGACGGCGACGCTGATCGACTCGCGCCGAAACTTTATCTTTTTGTATTCGTACGCCGCGCGGCGAAACGCTTGCGCCCAGTTCGCGCACAACGTACCGACGCGCAACACATTCGCCGGCAAGATTGGCGCGGGATAGCCGTCGGCGTACAGCAGCTCGCGCACCTTCCATCCTGACAACTCATCGACCCACTGCACGAGCACCGCATCATTTTCATCCTCGCTCTTTAATCGCACGCCGACCGTTTCGCCCTCGCTCGACTTCGCGCGGCCGTTGAAGAGTGCGAGCGGCGTTGCGCTGCCTTGATCGCGCGTCACATAGAGCTTACGCCCGACGCGATACACCGCCGCGCGCACGATGTCGGCGATCTGCGCGAGTTCGCTATCGATGTCCTGCACTTGATCGAGCGTCAAGGCGATGCGCCCCGCCTCGCCGCCGTCGAGCGCATCGAGCGAGGCCTGCAGCGCATAGATCCCGACGAGATCGATCTCGGCGTCAGTGCGGTTTGCGCCGTCGAGCGCCTTCACGCGCGCGACAAAATTATCGGCCCATCGGCGCGACGGTGCCGCCGCACTCCATCCCCCGCCCGGCGTCCAGCTCGGCAGCACACGCTCGGCGATACAGTTGAACGCGTTTTCACCGAGCGAGACCGCGCTGCGCGTATTCGTCATCGCGAGTTGCACGATCGTGACATCGGGATACATGCGCGCGGCGAGCGAGCGCATCGCCGCGAGCCGCTCGAAGCGCGTATCGGAAATGTGCTGCGCGGTCGCCGTATCGATATGAATCGCCGTTAAGCGCGCGACGCGCACCTCGATGCCGGTGCCCGCCGGCAAGCCGGTGAGCAAGCCGACCTCGAAGCGTTCAGTCCAGCGCAACGGTCCGCTCGTGCTGTCGTGATAGGTGCGCGTCGCGGAGTGCTGCGTATCGGCCGCGCCCGGCCGTTTGAAATCGATGCGCACTTGCACATCGAGCGGCCCGCGCACGCCCGAGAAGTAACCGACCAGGCCTTGCGGAAAAGAGATATCGACCCACACCTCGTCGAGTTCATCGAGCGGCACGCGATACCACTCGGTCGGCGCACCGTAAGCCGGTCCGGGCGGCGTCGAGCCGCCGCCGCCTTCGGATAGCGGGCGCAAAAAATCGACCGTCGTCAAGGCCGACGGATTCGGATTGAACGGACCGGCGCCGAAGTTATAGAGCGTGCCGTCGATCTTCTCGATCTCCCATTGATCAACGCGCGGTGAAGTCTCGACGATCGTGACGTTGCGCATATAGCCGCGCACCGTGCCGTGCGTGACGGTCTGCATATCGCAGAGCCAACCATTCGAGGGAAACGGTCCCGGCCCGGTCGATGTCCCGGCGAGCCGGCGCACCGTCGTGCCGTTGAAGGTGATCGCGGTGACGAACTCCGATCGCCACTCGAACAACTCAAGCAACGGATTCGCATCGAGTTCGGTATTAAACGTGCGATCGACGGTGTAGACATATGGCCCGCCGCCCGAGATCGCGAGCACTTTATATATTCCATCGTTGCCGTTAACCGTCACGCGTACCACGATGAAGCCGTCGACCACGACATCGAGCGCGACGATCGTCGTCATCGTGTTGCCGATAAAGTCGACGCCTTGCGCCGGCGTTTGCGTACCCTCCTCGGTTTGTAGCGAGATGCTATGCACTTCCGGCGCGGTGCGTACCGCTCGGATCACCGGCAACACGGTGCCGGGCGTGAAGACCGCGATGCCGCGATCGATGACCGTCTCGCCGAGCTTCTTTTCGGTGACGAGATACTCGCCGCGACCGACGCAAAAGAATTGCTCTAGCTGTTGCGTGCGTCGCGTCCAGGTCTCGATCGGTGCCGTCAACAAATCAGGAAAGGAACGCACGCGCCCTAAGATATCCGGCACGCGCGCGCCGGGGCGTAAGACATTCGTTTGCCCGGCGAGCTGCGTGTTGCCGCCTTGCGCATCCTCGCCTTGCGATTGCGGCGGGCGGCGCGGTGAGGGCGCGAGTAGATAACTCGCAACCGACAACAGCGCGGCGATCGCAAGTTGTATCCAAAAGTCGGGCGTGCCCGGCGTGCGCAACAAAACGAGCACATCACCGCCGCGCACGATGATCTCGGGCGCACTGGCTTTGTCGATCTCGGCGCCCGGCTCGATGCGCCGCTCGTATAGTTTCCACTCGCCTTCGAGGCCGAGCGGAAATAGGCGCATCAGTTCATCGGACAAGCGCGCGCCCTCGATCAAATCATGATGCGCTCGCTCACCGGCGAGCGGATCGGCGAGCACGATCAAGGCGGGCGGCGCTACGCGCATTCGTAACACTCCACGCGCGCGAACACTCCCGGCAAGCGATCGAGCGGCGTCAAGACCACGCCGGTGCGCTCGAACGCATGCAACACCCCGCCGCCAACCATCACCCCGCAATGATGCAAGCGCGAGCGCGGCGCCCGACCGAGCGCCACGGCGCATCCCTCGCTCGGTGCGCACGCGCGCCAGGCGCTCACGCTGCGCGCGATGCCCCACGCGCACGCGCGCGTCGCCGACATCGGGCGCGCGGTGAGATCGAGCGCGATCGGCGTTGCGCGCCCGTACCAATGCCAGCGCACATAGGCCAGCAAGGTAAAGCAATCAAAGCCGAGCGCCGGCGAGCGCCCGCCGATCAGATACGGCACGCCGATCAACTGCAGCGGCGAGGCATAGGGCGCCGCGCGCGGGGCGAGCGTGATGTCATCGAGCGCGCTCATAGGTAAACCAGCGGCGGAAAAAGATCGAACGTGTAACGCAAGCCGGCGGCGACGTTCGGCAACTGATCGGCCGAGACTTCGCACTCGACCGCGAGGCGCGTTGCTTTTGTGTCGGTCACATACAGCACGACCGGATCGAAGGCGGGCGCGGTGCGACGCGTGTCGAGATAGCCGCGCACCGTCGCGGCGACCGGCGTTTGCAAATCATCCTGATCGAGCGAGCGCAATTCGCCGGTGACGCGCCCGTTCGCGTTGTCGAGGCGGATCAAAATGCGCTGCTCGGTCGAGAGCGTATCGGCGGCGCGATCGATGATGAAGCCGAGCGGCTCGGCCGTGAACTCGACGCCGGTCTCGGTGCGCGCGGTGAATGGATCGCCGTAGTCGCTTACATACTTGTGCCCGAACTTCGGATGATAAAACTCGAGCACCGTCACGCCTTGCGATCGCACCTCGCCGTGCTGCGTGAGCCAATGCGCGTACGCGGTATCGAAGATGGCGGGCATTTAACTAACACTCATTCGCTTGCATGATCGGTAAGGAAAGATCGTCGATATAACTATCGCTGCCGATGCCGTCGTCGATATAGATATCGCTGCCGATGCCGTCGTCGCGATAGATATCGCATAGCGCACTTAAGAACGCATCGCACGCGGTGTGATCGATGCGCGTGCGAATCACATGCCCGGACATCGCCCATCCCGCGCCGAGTGCGTGATAGGTATACGGCTCGATGAAAGCGACGACGCGACCGCCGCCGATCCAGCGCGCATAAAACTCGCCCTCGTGATCGCGCGCAAGGCTCGCGTACCACTCCTCGAAAATCTGCATCTGCGCTTGCGTGAAGTAACACGTAAAGCCGAATTGCATCGGCGCGGTGCGTGCCTTGACGCGTAGGCGCGTCGGCCCGGTGAGCGTGTCGCTACGCTCGACGCGCGGCGGTCCGACGATGCGCATCGAGTCGGCTTGCGGCGCGGGGAGCGAGGTCGGCCACATCGGCGGCGGCGAACTCAAGAGGGCGATCGGCTCGGGCATTAGCGCACCCCCCCGGAAAAGCGCGGCAGACTTTCGCGCTCGATCTCCATGCGCCCCGAGACTTGCCAGCGCTGCGCGTCGAGACGCTGCGCGACCCATTGCTCGGCGAGCCGGCACTTCACTTGCGGTTGTTGCGTGCCCCACGGCAGAAACATCGTAAAGGGTAGCGAGCCGTCCTGCAGGTCATAGGTAAACCACTGCTCGAAGGCGCGCAGCTCGGCGGTCGTCATCTCAACGCCGAAACGTAGATCGATCGGCGCGGATGAATCCCCGGCGCGCGAAACGAACGGCGCCGGCAGCGAGGCCGACAGTTGCGTGCGCATCAGTGATCGCACTTCGGTCTGATCGCGTATCAGACATCCGAAGGCGCGCGTATTCCATTTTGGAATAGCCATCGCGGTTACATCCTCCGCCGTAAGCCGTAGGTGCGCGCGAGCGCGGTTGCGGTCGAGCCGTAGCCTTGCCGGATCGAGCGATTCATCTCGGCGAGCGCCATGTCGGCGCCGAGCGAGGCGGCGCGAAGCGTGATCTCTAAGCGTTCATCGGTGCCGATCACGTTCGGCTTGTCGATCGCGATGCCGCTTTGATTGTTGATGATGATGCTCGGCACTGCCGCGCTCACACCTAAGCGCCCATCACGCCCGCGCCGTAGTGGCATGACGGCCTCGGCGCCGGCCTCGCCCATGAGGCCGAGCCGCCCGCCGGCGAGCGGGAACATCGTCGGCCCGGTGACGACGCCGCCGCTCGCCATCGGCACGAGCTGCCCGTGCTCGAAGACATTGCCGCGCGCATTCATGAAGACCTTTGCGATCGATCCCCAGATGCCGCCGCTACCCGAGGCACTGTCGAGCGCATTCATGATTGCTTTTTGCAGCATCACCTCGGCGAGGCCTTCGAGCAACGTGCGAAAGAAATCGCGCGCGTTATGCGTCGCGCCGCTGAATACGCCTTGCAACGCGTGCGCGAGTACTTGCGCGGCTTCGGCTGCCTCTAAGATCGAATCGGTCGGCAGCTCGGGCGGCTTCATGCCGGCGATGTCGGCGAGCATCTCGTCGAGCGTCTTCGCGCGATCGGCCTCGATCTCGGCGAGCAACTTCTGCTCATCGAGCAAGTGTGCGGTGATCTCTTGCTCGTTATAGATCGCGCCGGTGATCTCTAAGCGTTGCTCTAAGATCTCGCGTTGCGTTGCGAGCGCCTCGTTTTCCAGGCTATTGCGAAGGCGCGAGGCTTTCACCGCCTCGCCTTGTCGTTGTTGCTCCTCGAAGTACGCGCGATCGAATGCATCTTGCAACGTCGTCTCGCCCGGTTGCGCGGCGATGCCGCCCGCCTGCCGACGCTCGTCGGGCGAATAGGTAGGCAACCCCGGCGCGCCGGGCAGCGGCGTCGAGCGGGCGGCGGCGTTCGCGCGCTCGGCCTCGGCGCGACGTTGCGCGTCGGTGAGCTTCTCGATCTCCAATCGCAAGGCGGTTGCCGGTCCTAATGCGAACTGAAAGGCGCGCCCGGCGATGTCGGCCCACTGCCGCAAGCTATCGGCATTCTCGGGCGAGGCGGCCTCGCCTAATCCGCGCAGCGCGGCCGACACGCCGCTCGCCTCGCTCGCACCGGCGGCGAAGGCCTTGCCCGCCTCGATCATGCGCGCGGTGATATTCGCGAGCGTCGGGGCGACGCGTTGCTCGCCGCCGAGCTGCGTATAGACATCGAGCACCTTGCTCAACTCGGCCGCACCGATCGCGCCGGCGTCGGCTTGCTTCAAGATCTCGGCGGTCGTCGCGCCGAGGGCGACCTCGAAAGCCTGTTGCAAAATCTCGTTTTCTTTGATGACCCCGCGCAGCTCCTTCGAGGTGATCGTGCCTTTCTCGATCGCAAAGGTGAGCGTGCCGATCTGCGCGGCCGCCTGCTCGGCGGTGCCGCCTTGCGCCATCATCGCGCGCGTCGCGGCGTCGGTGAGGTCGGCGACTTCCTGTTGCGTGAGGCCGAGCGTCTCGGCGACATCGGAAATATCTTTATAGGCATTCGCAACCGACTGCAGACTCGCGCCCGTGGCGATCGCGGTGTCCTGCATCGCATGGATCGCATCGGTCGCGGCTTGCCCTTGAATGCCGAACACGCGCAATTGTTGCGTGATGCGCGTGATCTCATCGTTAACTTCGATGAAGCCCTTCACGACGGCGCCGACGGTGAAGCCGGCGAACAACTTGCCGAGCGCTTGCTTCGCCGCGCCGACCACTTGCGTCATGTCGGTGAGTTCGGCTTTTGCTTTCTTGACGTTATCCGAGATGCCTTTCGCCTCGACTAGCAGCTCGTATATCAGGCGTCTTTTTTCGTCGGCCATTTGCCTATCTCCTTACACCGGCAACGCGCGCGCGAGCGCGCGGCGGAAGGCGAGCCGAATCACCGGCAAGCCGCCGCGCTTCGTTGCGCGATTGCTTGATGCGGTGAGCACCGATTGCCGAAGGAACATCGCCTGTATCGTCACCGGCCCGACTTGCTGTTGCGCCTTCGAGCCGCGCATTTTGCGCGTCGCCTCGGCCATGAAGCCGCGCGGGCGACGCACGCGACGCGAGCCGCCGGGCGCGCGCTTGCTCTTTCTCAAGTTCCATTTGTTGCCGCGATCGCCGAGCGCGAGGCGGTTTGCAAACCACGCATACGCCGCCGGCGTCTCGGCTTGCGGGGCGAGCCATAGCACATCGTAGATCCCGATTGAGTCGGGCACGCTCGGC